TTTCGGTCCCTTGACCGGTATCAGTTTCTCCTTAGTCACCAGTGGTGATGGAGGCACCGTGCATTCCCGCACGAGAGAGCAGCCCAAGAGGCCCATTAACATTTAAGAATATGAAACGACTTAGCAGAAATAGATTAGCTTTTATAGCTTCTCTAAAGCTGACAAGTGTAACATATCCTAAAGTAATAGACATCTGGTCTAAGTATGAAACCGAGTTCCAATATTCTATAAAGAATAAAGGAAAACAGTACACACTAGGACGCTATAAAGAGAGTTACGCATTTCTACGAAACTATCTATTAAAGCTTTCCACTCAACCGTTATCGTTCTGTAGAGTCGACAAATTGGGAATCCCCAAAACCTTGTGGTCATTAAGACCACTCATCAAAGGTAATAAGGATGAACAAAGAGTCGCCCTAACTATAGTCCGTGGTTATGAACAAATTCGTCTGGATATAGATTATTCTGATCTAGATGCGATTACGGCCAAACATACTCCTCAAGAGGAATATGCAGTTCTGAATCTCACTAGAAAGTTTAATAAATTTCTTAAACGTTTTGTTAAAACCCGTGACTGGTACTTAGGTTCTCTACAAGATCCAATAGCACCATGGTCTAAAGTATTGACCACTCTATCAAAAGGTCCAAATGGACCTGCTGTAGCGTGTTCTCATTTAGATGCCAAGGCTGTTGTTAATGATTCAGTGTTGTATTCTTCCATAAAAGATCTCAATAATGCTTTAAAGCAAGATTGGATCACTTCATGGATGGAAAAGCAATCTGAATTAGAAACAAACATTACTGACTTGCATACCGGTAGGTTAGGCTTCACAGCCGAACCTGGTGGTAAAACAAGGAAGTTTGCTATAGGAGATTACTGGAGTCAATTATCATTGAAGCCTATACAAATCTCTTTGTATAGGACACTACAGTCAATAAGTACGGATACAACTGCGAATCAGAATAAAGGTTTCAACAACCTTGTACTGCATAGCAGAGGTAAACCGACTTATTGTTTTGATTTATCATCTGCTTCAGATAGAATTCCTGCAAAAATGCAGAAATACCGTCTTCAACTTATGAGCAATCTACATGTAGCCGATAGTTGGTATCGAGTAATGACGAAGCGTAACTTCTATATCAAACCATTAAAGAGAAATGTTAGATGGGAAGTAGGTCAGCCGTTAGGCTTACTATCTTCTTTTCCAAGTTTCTCATTATGGCATCACGACTTCATCCAATTTGCCGCTAACTATGAGAGGTTTCACAATGGAAAACCATTGAGATTCTTCAAACAGTATCGGCTCCTTGGAGACGACGTCGTGATATATGATAAAGAAGTGGCACAGCGCTACCAAAAC